TTTTCAACCCACCAACTGCATCTTTGCAATCAAGAGTATATCCTGCTGTTACTGCACACGCCATATTTTTATCTCCTTATATTTTTTATAAAAAAGGGGATAAGGCTTGAACTCTCAAACCCCACCCCCTCTTAAGTTATTAATTAAGCACCTACGAAATAAACAATCTCAGCAGGGAATGCGATTTGAACACCAGCTTTGAATTCAGCAACGTAGCGAACTTCCATTGCCTCTTGAGCCCAGAACATTTCAAACTTAGACTCTTCGCCTAATACATCACAACCGAAGAACATGTTAGAAGTTCTCAAAGCGTAGATTCTATTAGTTCCGTTCAATCCGTTTACACCTATTACCTTAATGTTAGTACCCGGAATAGTGATTTCAAAGTTACTTGATGAACCATCTGTGTTATAGTGGAACAAGTTAGCGTTAGTTAAAGCTAATTGGTAAGTTCTGAAAGTGTCAATACCTACAAATACTGTTGTATCTGTTTTGTCAACTAAAGCAGCTGGAATAGCTCTAAAAACACCTTGGATAATTGCGTTTACGTTTGAAGTTGTGATACCACCAGTTGCTGAGTAAGGCGCACCGCTCATGTAAGCAGAACTGTTAGCAGCAATTGCAGAACCTGAAACCGCAGTAACGATTTTGATTAAACCATCAAATTGAGCTAAAGCATTGCTTCCTGAAGTTGTATCACCTTGCCAGAAAGCTGTTTCCAAATTCTGAGCAATCAAACCAGCTTTTAAGTCTGTAAATTGTTGTTCAAAAGGAATGCTCTTAGGATTTGAACCATTAGGCAATACTAACTGAAGATACTTAGTTTCTAAAGTTTTAGGACACAAAGCCTCATGAACTCTGATAGGTGAAACTGTCATAGTTCTGTTTGAGAAAGTTGTAGTACCTGAAGCAGAGAATCCGCATGAAGTACCTGATTGAAATACTGCGTCAGTATCCATCACGTTAACTTGTGCAGCTGATTTTACATTTGGCATCTTAGTTGCCAAGCTGATTGATTTTGCAGAGAATAAAGACTTAGTCAATAATTCTCTTTCGTTAGCTTTTGTATATGAAGCTAACCCTGTAACATTAAATGCCATTTTATTATTTGTTTAATATGTTTAAAATTTCGTCTAACTTGTTGTATTCGTTTTGTTTTTCTTGAGCAAAGTTTACGTTAAAAGGTTTAACTTCTACTTTTTCACTTGGTGCATCTGCTAACTTTTCAACGATTTCTACTAATTTAGAAAAAGCCTCTTTTTGAGAGTTCATTTTCTCTTCAGTTGTTCCCATCTTTTCAGCAATCTTAGCTTCTAATGCTGCAACCATTTCTTCCATTTTAGCAACCTTAGCTTCCATAGCCGAAAGCATTTCTTCAACTTTAGTTTCTGCTGCTGCTTCAATCTCTATTTCAATTGGTGCTTCTTCTGGCATTTCTGCTGGTGCTTCAGGCATAACCAAAGCGGTTACTTTTCCGTTCTCAACTGTGATTTTTCTTCCATCTTGTAACTCGTGTTCTCCGTCTGGTGCAGGAACTTCTCCTGATTCACTAACTACTACTACACTTGTTCCCTCAGCCAATGGTCCTTCCCACTTTACAATGGTAATTCCATCTGCTAACTTTGCCTCTTCAAAAGACATTGTAGATTCTTCTGAAAAGATTTCTTTTAATTTGCTTAATAGCTCTTTTACGTCGCTCATATTATTTGTATATATATTTTGTTTATTCAATTTTAATTTATCAACAAGGGCAATAGCTTGTTCTACATTGCTAACTAACTCAACTTTTCTATCAGTAAATAATCCCTCAACTGAAAAGCCTTTAAACTTACCTGACTTGATATAGTCATTCCATATCTCTTCATTGTCTACCTTGCAAGAAATAAACCAGCTGCCATCGGGTAAGTCTTCAAACCCTTCAGGTGCTTTAATACCTCGCATAGAATCAATAATAAAAGACTCAATTAAATAAACTCCATCAGCTAACATGTTCTTTTTGTGCTGTAAATTGAAGTTGCTGTTGTATTGATTCTTGAAATAACGCTCAACTATTTTTTGAATTGTACTCTTAGTGAAAACCACGTTGTATTCCTCACCATCTTTTCCCCTTCTGTAAATTGGCTGGTCTGGAATCATAGCTGGTCCTGAGATTATTTGTTTATCCGTTGTCTTAAAACTAAAGCCTTTCTTTTCCCACTTTGAATAACAAACTGCAGCGGCCTGCTCTTGGTCCATTCCTCCATTAACTTCAATTCCAATGCACCTACTTACAAACTCGTTTTCTGATTCTCCTGCTTTAGGCTCTACTACAAAGTCAATCTGTTGAAGTTTTCTACTTGCCCACTCTACACCTTCATCACCTCCCCAAGCTAACCACATTAACGCTCCACAATCTTCTTTCGGATCACCCTTAGAATTTTCTCTGTGGCGTTCAAAGCCTGACATTCTTGCTATGGTTTCTCTGCTGATGTTTTCTCCGTTCGCTAATTGATTAGCTCTTGTCCATCCAACTGGAGTACCGCAATTTAATTTGTATTTATCACGTAATTCTAAAGCTCTCTTTGCGTTTTCACTTGCTGCTTTTGGATAGTCGCTGTAAGTTTCAAATTCACTCTTAAAAGCTACCCAGTCGTATTCAATTGCAGGCGAATCTACTAAAGCAATAAAGTCAACTCCAGTTTCTTCATCTTCGTTTATAAGTAGTTCGTATAAAGGTAATTTAGCCATATATTTAGATAGTTTATTTTAGTTTAATTTTAACCTATAACCGCCTTAGCTTTGATAGCATCAACTTTCTTTTGAGTGTTTGTTATGTCAGTTTCAGTTACATATACTTTAGTCGCTCCAGTGTTGTTTACGTCTAAAGGTGTTGAGTTGTCAATACGAGTAAATGAACTTGAAGGACGTGTCATTGGTGGAGCTGAAGGAACAGAACCACCTGAACCTCCACCCGGTACTTGAACATCCAATATTTTTTTAACGTTTGCCACTCCGACTGCTATGGCTGCTGCAGCAGCTAATGCTCCTCTAAATGGTGATGTCGGGTCTAAAGGATTAAGTTGAGAAGTATATGCTTTCTGTGCTGCTAAGTAAGTATCAATAGTAGTAGCTGCAATTGCTAATGCTTTCCCTTCTTCTGTACTTTCACCTAATACACTTGCAAATGCTTTTAATGAACTTGAATATGATTCTAAAGCTTTGACCCTATTATCTCTTACCCCATCATCAAGTTTTTTAGTGGCTTCTGCATTCTCTTTATTGATGTCGTATTTTTTCTTAGCTATTTCAGCCTCAATTGATACAGTTGATTGTCCATAGTCTTGAGCATTCTGAAGTTTCTGTTGAAGTTCCTGAAGCTCTAAACTCTGTTGTTGTTTTCTAATCTCATCTTGAGTTAAATTATTTTGATAAAGTAGAGTTTGTTGTTTTTTATAAAATTCTTCAGTTGATTTATTTGTTTGTTCAAACTCTTTATCTGTGAGTTCTTTTGCAGCTTTTTGTGCATCTTCAATTTCTTTTAATGCTGCTTTTTCAGCTGCTACTTTTTCTTTATTTAAAGACTCAATAGCTTTTACATTCTTTCTCCTTCTAATTATTGACTCAGTTTCTAATTCATTAACTCTTGCGATAGCTTCTGCCTCTTGCGCTAATGCCTCATCAGTTGCTGACGTTAATTTATTTCTTGCTATAATCGCATTAGCTTTTTGCTTAGCTATAACTAATTCTTTTGCTGCTAATGTTTCTTCAGATGCTTGAACCTCTTTTAAAGCTGCAATTCTTTCATCAAATGAGGCAGTTTCATCCTCCATTAATAATCTCGCTGCTGCCGTTTGTCTTGCTTGTTTACTTCTTTCTATTCTTAAACTTCTTTCTGCATCCTCAATCCCTTGTAAAATTGCCTCAATCTTTGCAGATTCTTTAGCTGCTTTGGTGGCTTCTCCTACTACTTTACCTATTTCAGTAATTGCATTCCCTACTTTACCAGTAATGCCTTCAACTCCAAGTGCTACTTTTCCAACAGCATCAGTAGCAACCTTTCCAGCTTCCTTAAATTCTCCTTTAAAGAGTAAACTTATCGCATTACCTAAAGCAGGAACTAACTCAATCAACCCCTCAAACCTATTGGTAATATTTTCTTGAATTAAATTAGCAAAATCAATTAAAGCTTGTTTGGGATTTTCAAATAAACCAATTAAAGCCTCTGCAAATTTTGACAATGAATTTAAAACTACATCAAGTCCAGTCTTTAATCCTGCTAAGGTTGCATCGAATCTGTCTGCTCCATCATTAGTTGAAGTGAATGCTTTAAATAAAGTAAAAAGAGTTGCAGCAATAGCGGCTAAAACTGCCCCGATAGGATTAGCTACCAAAGCATACATAGCCTTGCCAGTATCTTTTAACGCTGATATTACCCCACCAATCGGACCGGGTAAGTCGCTAAAAGTATCTTTAGTTTTCTTTACAGCCTTTGAGGTTTTCTCTGTTGTCTTTTCGGTTTCTTTTAGGTTTTCATTTAACCCCTCTGCGGATTTACTTACTTCATCAATCTGTTCTGCACTATCACCAGTTTCAACTTTGGTTATTACTACTACTTCATTTTTAGCCATTCAGTACCTCGTTTTCTGTTTTTATGATTATACTTAATATAGTGGAATCAGCCGAATCAATTAATTTAACTAATTCGGCTAACTCGCATTTTTCAATAAGCTCTTTGAATTTATCCAGCATTTGTGTTATTGTTAAATAGTACTGTCCATACCCCGTTATATGGAACAAACCAAGCGGTGTGTTTTGCTTTTAATTTAAAACTTGATGCTCCCCCAATTGTCTGTCCAGCTATCGGATAAATATCCAAGTCACCTCCAGCTTGATTGTGAAGAATTATAAAAGGGTAGCCCGTTTTAGGTTTCTGTATTGTTGCATCAGGTAAGTAAGTATGAGTTGAACCATCTATCAACCAAATCTTTTGTGAGTAATCAGTAAAAACAAACGTATTATTTGTGAATACTATATCCGTATAAGTCTTTTCCCTATCCTCTAAGAATCCGCTGTTACTTGTTTTGTCTAAATTAGGTAGTAAAATATCTGGTAAGTTTGGCTGGTCTGGTTCAAAAGTCGCATAACCTCCGTTGGTTGTGGTGTTTTCTGCTATGAAATCAGGCGCAACTTTCAATTTAAGGAACTCTATTTTAACTGGTTCATTTGAGTTTAGGTCATATTCAACTTGATGAAGTCTGTAGTACTGCTGGTCAATTCGGTAATAATTCCTGAATGATAAGTTAGCCAATTGATTTGGGCTTAAATGAAAATACCCACTCACCAACTTTGAATCTTTGTCCGTTATTTCGGTGATTGTTTTAAGCCAATACGAATTATAAAGGTTGGCAGTAGTTATTGCAGGAGTACTCCCGTAAAAGTAAGCCTTTGCAGTTGTGCATTCTAAACTAAAAGTCGGGGCTGTTATTGAGTCAAGCATTCCAGCGTAAGGATACTCTGTATAGTTTTGGATTGCGGTTCCGTTATAGTTTAAATTCCATCCCTGAGAAGTTGGCTGTAAACCTCCATATTGAAGAATCCTAATATTGTAAACGGGTAAATTATCCGAACCAGTCGCAGGGTCTTGAGGTCTTATTTTTGGAATTATTCTATCGTTAGTAGTCGCATCAGCTGAAGGTGTTGGACTGAATCCGATTTCAACTGATTTGGTGTCCCTTATAAAGTCGTTATTAATATTGAACTTCTGTTTACTGAATGGCTCTCTGTACACCATCTCGTATCTTTGATTGAACTCGTCCGAATCTGTTTTATAAGACATTTCAAAAACCCTGAAATCAAGTAAACCCATAGGTTTAATTTCAAGCTCCTGCGATACGTCTAAATACTCGGTAAGGTCAACAAGCGTATTAGTGTAGAATTCATCTCTCGGTTCAATGATTAACTTTTTCTTGTCTATCTGGTCAACTTCTACATAAAGATTGAACATTTTAATTAGATACTGAAGAAACTCGGTTTGTTTTGTCTTTTCTGGAAGTGCTGCTGTAATGTCAATGGTTTGTCCTTCTTGGTATAATGATACAGGATTAGAAAATAAACTTGAATTGCTCAATATGTTTATCGTGTACAATGTGCCATCTCTGAATGATGCAGTATAAAACATTTCAACATAAATTTTATCACCTGCAATAATATCAATCAAATTTGATTGAATATTTATGTCAAAATTATTGCCTACAAATAGACTTCTGTTTTTTGATACAATTGTTGTCAATGCTCCACCTCTATCTCTTTTTATTGCAAAAGTGACAAAAATATTATTTGTTCCTGTTCCTGATACATTTCCTGAACATTGAAATGCAAATCTGTATTGACCATTCAATCCTGATGGACAAACCCACCAATGATTGGTTGTACTTACTCCAACAGGGTCTGTGTCATTGTCATTGACATTGAATCCAATTTTGAAAATCTGAGATTGAAAACTTGATGAACTTGTATAACTTAAAGCAGTTGAATTAGTCATTAAGAATGTCCTATTCTCAACTTCATTTGCAGTCATTCTAAACTCACCACCGCAAAAAGGTATAATTAAGTTCTTGAATCTTTGCGAGTTGAAAAAATTTGATTGATACCTATAGCCTGCACCTAAAAAAATAGAATCAACTACTTGTTTTGCATAGACTGCTGGATACATAGTGCCAAAGTTGTAGTCATTCTCAGCTAAACCAACTGAGTTTCCTCTGTCAATTAGTGGGTAAACATAACCAGCTCCGTTAGGTTGCGCACTTGCGTTGAAATTTACATAGGTGGTACCGTTCTTTATTATTGACGTTTCCCAACTGTTTTGAACATTAGTCTTATTCCAAACGTGGTTATAGTCCGATAGGTCAAGTTCTGATAAGCTCAACTCTCCTAAGTCTTGAAATAGGTTAGCGAACTTTCCAATTATTACACATTCGTACTCAATAGCCCCATCTACATTCTTGATACTTACCAATTGAATGTAACCCCTCATCTGCTCAATGCCTTTTCTGTAAAGTATCGCATCTGCTTTTAAGTTCGGGTTAAAGTCAGGATTAAAGTTTAGAGCAGAAGTGTTTATTGTGGCTCTGTCCAAATTGAAGATAGCAGAGAAAATAGAATGGTTGTTAGCTGTACCGGGTATGGTTAAGCTCTTAGTATAGTCGCTCTGTCTTTTGTCAGGTTCTCTAATATCAACTATTGATTTATTGATTGGCATTGGAACTGTATCGTACAAATCCACATTCCAAGTTTGGCTGACAATTCCTGATGCGTTGTAAGCTATTATTTTTAGTTCTGTTTGGTTCATAGTGATTGTCTGTAATTGTCAAAGGTGTACTCAAGTGTTAAGCTTAAACTGCTCAACTGTCTGTCGTTAACGTATTGTTTCTCCTCGTAGTTGGTTTCCTTAATGTTTACGGGAATATAGGTCGCTCCGTATTCCATCATAACAACTGGACTAAGTACTAACTCTTTTAGGCCTATCCATTCAGCATCCGTCAAGCCATCTGAGTTGATTTGTATCGTATCGGTGAATTTAGTGTAGTAGTCTGTCTTAGCTCGGAAGGTTTTAGGGTAGTTCAAAGGTTGGAATTTCTTAAACATCTTGCGTTCAATGTCTGTAAAGTTTCGGCTAACCTTAGTAAAAGTATAAGCATCAAATCCCCCCAAGTTGTTTAACCAATGTAATCGAATTGGGTTGTACTTTTGACAACTTGTATCAATTAAAAAAGTTCTACTGAAATAAGTAATAGCTCCGCTTCCACTTGTATTTTGTCCGTTCACTCGGTAGTAGTAAGCATCGGGGTCACTAAAAGCAGTGTCATAAACAGTTTTATAAACCCCACTTGCATTGCCAGAATTAGCCACGTTGATTGATACGATTGAACCAATTGGTGTATATGCTGCATTTGATTGTGTAATCACGCTCAAATTCTTGTCAAGTACTTGTACATTTATGTTTGAGAAAACACCATCCTTATCAAATACAGTTAAAAACCTTTCTTCACCATATCTTAATTTTTCTTGGTAGGTTGTTTGGTTCAAAGTTTTTAAAGAACTTTCAGGTGCGTTTATGTTTAAGTCTGTGAAGGCTGTTTTGCTCCAGTCTAAAAAGTCAAAGATTGCATTAGTTGAATGTGCGTTACTACCACTTGAATAGAAGTTAGCCAAGTTAGGATAGATAGTTGGAATGCCTGAAGCGTTATTCCTAACCTCTCCAAAGTCAACCCAATAATCAACCTTTGAGTTGGTG